TTAGCTTCGTAATCTCTGTGGGACCTAGACTCATCGCCTTTGTTTCCACCATACTTACCTTCGTTAGCTTCGTAATCTCTGTGGGACCTAGACTCATCGCCTTTGTTTCCACCATACTTACCTTCGTTAGCTTCGTAATCTCTGTGGGACCTAGACTCATCGCCTTTGTTTCCACCATACTTACCTTCGTAATTTTCCTCTTTGTGATGTTCTTCAGAATCATAGTGTGCGTCTTTTTTCAACTTCTCAATTTGTGAGTAGTCGTCCTCAGCCGAGTCACCATAATAGTTTCCGTCATCTTCTCCGATTTCTAATTCGACATCTTCTTCACCAATCTCAATTTCATACACGACTTCCTCCTCTTCCATTTCTGCAAGAGCTTCTTCTTTATCTTCAGATTCTAAACGAATCTCATATTCTACATCTGCTTCATCATCTTTTAAATTAATACCCTCTTCGTCTTGTGTGACAATGACACCGTCATCTTCACCCATAGCCTTAAAGACCTTTAAAATTTCGTCATCGGAAGCACCTGTTAAATCAAGTGGTAATAGAACTTCTTCTTCATCATCGACTTCTAAATCATCACCAGGTAAATCAGTCATTAACATTTCCTCATCACCTAAGTCTAACTCTTCGTCGTTATCAGAGTCCATTTCAATATCTCCAAGAACTAAATCTTCAAGACCTTCAATATCATCCTCTCCATCATCATCCACATCAATGTCTAAATCAAGAACTTCTTCTTGTTCTGACATTTCTGTTTCAGAATTTTTAACCTCTTCTTCTTCGAGAGATTCTTTTACTAATTCACTGATTTCTTCCTTCATAGTAGAAGCAAGTATTCCTTTTGCATTTTCTGTAATGGCTTCTTGTAGATTTTCCATCTGCAATAAAGCTTCCTCAACTAGTGTTTTTTTGTCTGCCATTTTATTTTTTTTGCAAAAAAGTTTATTATAGTTTACATATAAATATGCCAATTACTAAAAAAGTGTAATTTTAATAACTAATAGCAAAAAAAAATCGGGATTTTAGTCCCGATTTTAATTTTTAAAATATTATGTTAAAGTATATTATTCGTATACCTCATCAATTTTACTCTCTACACACGCTGTAATTCTCCAGTCATAAACAAAATCTTTAAAATGTTTAGTGACCTTAGCCTCAACATCAGTTACATTATAACCTTTAACTAATTTTTCTTCTCTGATTTTTTTTACCTTACCTGAATTTTCATCAGGAAGGTCATACTGTACTTTAGCAACAAAATATTTTTCGTCCATTTTTATTTTTTTAATAATGTTTAATAACCTAAATAATCGGATAACTTTTTCATTAAGTCAACACTTTTACCTAAACTACCATCTATATTCTGTTCAGTAGCTCTATTCTGTGTCTCCTCTTCAATATTTTCTTCATACTTACCTTTATCGTCTTTATTTAAAAATAAATAAGCTCCGGGTGTTGAAGGTGACGAGACCAAATCAAAACATATTAATTCAAAATCCTCTTGAACTTCATTTCTTTCTCCTTTCTTTACTAGTGAACCTACTCCACGAGAAGATACTCCCATAGTAACCCCTTGTCTCATTAAGTTGGCCGCTTGGTCTCCGGGACAAGATACGACACCTCTTTCATGAAATCCTGGTGAGGTTAGTAATTTAATCTTACCCATAAGAGTGTTACCTTCCCACCACACATCTGTTATAAGATGAGAAACACGGTCTAAATCAATTAAAGACGATTCAGGGTGATTAAGTTCAGATATTGATAATCCCTTTTCAATTGCCTTTTTATAATTATCGGCTTCACGTCTTAATATTTTTTCAGGATATACTCTACCATTTCTATTTGGTGTATCAAATTTCTGTAAAGTCGCATAAAACTCAAAGGGTTTAGAGTGTTCTAGTTGTCCGTAAGATTCTTTAATTACTTTAGAGTTCCTACCATCCTTAGGGTTTATTGACCCAGCATCCCACTCAACTAAAATACCTTTACCTGTATCGTTTGGTCCTAATATTTTCATACTTTTTTTATTATAAATATGTTAGACCAACTCTTTTGTCGATTTACTCTTATGTACTTTGAAATAATTTATCCCTTTTATGTTGTCTTTGTATACCGCTCTAAGTATATCTTTTATTTTTTCCCTCAAGATTAAGGATTTAAAATCTGTAGACTCTTTAACAAATAAGGTTATTTCTAAGTTCATAAAACTTCTTTTACCTTTTTGAATTCCACTACTTCTTAAGTCTAAATCCACTATATTAAATTTCTCAAATACTAAAGGGTCACAAATCTCATGTAATGTCTGTTTTATAGTTTTTTCTAAATAACTTGTCGCTCTATCCCAGTTATCAAATTCTTTTATGGGTTCTACCCATGTCTGTAATACAATATACAGTGATTTTAAATTTTTTGCATCTACCGTCCCATAATAACATTTTATATCGCTAAATAATTTTAGCTGTGATGTTTTTCCTTTTTTCATATTTTAGCATAACTTTAAAAGTTTATTTATTTAAATAAAATATAGTTTAATAATGGTAATATGTCAAAAACATATATTTATATTACATAAAACCGTATAATGTTAATAATAGAGGTAAAAAATAAGAATATTGAATCAGCTTTGAAGAACTATAAATATAAAGTTTATAGAACTAAGCAGATGCAGAAAATCAATGAAAATAAAGAGTATACGAAACCTTCGGTTGAAAGAAGGGAGGAACGCAAAAAAGCTATCTACGTAAATAAAAAAAGAAACGACCTTTAACTGTTAGAGTACCACTGGTCGAAAATATCCAAATTCTTTCTTATCTCAGCGTCACTAACAGTAGTATTGGACCATTTAAGATATTTTCTGTCTGACATTATTCTTCGACCCCTCTACTCCTTGAAAATTTTTCAAGTGTGGTGAATCCTAGTCCGGCTCCAACAATATACATCATACCATCCCAAACATATTTTTGTAGAGGTATTTCCATAAAGATGTTGGATATAAATGCAACACACATCATGAAAAATGCTATTATAGTAACAAATCTTTTTGATGATTTTTGACCATCGACGTCACCTAATAATGATGTGAAAAATTTTCTCATGAAATAAGTCCACTTTCTAATTGTCTTAATTTATATAAAGACGTTAAACTATTTTCCGACTCATTAATTTTATTAATAGTCTTTTGTAATTTTTCTTTTAATTCGGTATCGGTAGATTCGTTTAGATTATTGTTTAACTTTTCTATTACTGAGTCTTTTGTGTTGGATATTTCCTCTTTTAATGATTTACCGTCTAAAGAAATAAAATACTTTAACTCATTCTTATCCGACTCATTTAATGTGACATACTCATCATTAAATGTTTTAGTTGCAACTTTTAACATAGTTGATAGAGGTAGATTAACTGATGTACTTTCTTTAACTACTATTGTTTTTAATAAATTGTTTTTAATCTTTAATTTAGACTCTAAAAGAGACTCTAAGTTCTTCACAACGTTTTTAGTGTAGATTTGATAATCAATATCGGCATATCTATTATCCACATTTTCTTTTAGTAACCCGTCAATCCATTCACCTAAAGAGTTAATTTTAGTTTGATTATTATTAATTAAATCTCTTAATTGTTCAAATGATTCTGATATGTAATCATCAACTATACTTTCATTTAATCCCTTTTGTGACGATAACTCATCGTATATATAATAAGCCTCAGAAATAGATTTATCACCTATAACGTAATGTTTAAATTCTTTTAAACCTTTTTTAAAAATATCTTTTTTGTAATTTTTTTCAAAAAAAGTTTCGATTTTAGTTTTTATTACTCCAAATGAATTCATGGTATTTTATTTTATAAATATCAATCATTTAGTAATTCGTTCAATTTATCTTCAATTTCACCTAACGACTGTCTTCCTTTAGATAAGTCTAATATAGTTTTTCCATTAATAAAATCATCTTCTAATAATATATCTAAATCTTTATTACTAATAAATCTTTCAGGTGTTAAATCTCCCCCACCTTCGTCACCACCTGCGTCACCACCTGCGTCACCACCTGCGTCACCACCTAAATCACCACCTAAATCACCTCCTAAATCACCTCCTAAATCACCTCCTAAATCACCTCCTAAATCACCAGTCGACATTCCTCCCATATCACCTACTTCGGAGTCTGTTGTTTCGTCACCCATAGCATCACCACCTTCACCAGGTTTATTACCGTATAACTTATCTATATTAGCAAATATACCCGTTTTACTTATTACTTCAGATGTCTTTTCTAATTCAGCGGCAACTGCTTTTTCCATTCTTTGTTGTTGAATATCCAACTTAATTTCATCATCACTAAATCCGAGAATGTGTTTCTTAGCCCAAGATGATGAAACAGGTAGAATACCATTACCTGGGTCACTAACAGCATCCCTATAAAGTTGTATTTTCTGTGTCCATTGTTCCATTTTTAATAATTCTGCTTGTGCAGATGGATTAGTTAACCCTAAAGTAAAGTTACCTAATTCGTCTTCAAAACCTAAAAGGTATAAATGAACTATAGCTATTTTATTAAGTTCTTGAACCATAGATTTTTGTATTCTATTTATAGTTCTAGCGAACCTAATATCTTGTAAAGATAGACTTTTACCGTCTCCAACAACCTCTTCAAAACCTAAGAAAGCTTTAGGTACCCTCAAAGAAGTTAATAACTTTTTTTGTATGTACTCAATATCCGCAATTTCAGATAGGTTCTGAGCCCCTGGTAATGTATCTATAGGGTTAGGAGCATTAGGGTCCCTAACAGGAATAAAGTAATCTTGGTCAACAGCCATTTGATTATATCTTAAGTCCACATTTCCATTGTTGGAGTCAACTACTTGGTCTCTTTTGAACTTATTAGCGACTCGTTGTACATAAGGTTCAACATCCTTATCATCCATGTTACCTACAAATATTTTAAATACCCTTCTTTCTGGTGCTCTAGAAGTCCTATAGATTAACATAGCATCTTCTGATAAGATTAATTGTTTCCATATACGTCTACCTTTTTCTAACATAGATGTACCGTATGGTAGTTTTCTATCATCACCTAATAATCTAAAGTGAGCGACTTCCCAAGTATTGAAAGTTATATCTTTATTCTGCCACAAAAATTTTAATGAATCATTTTCACTTTCCGTTGAGTTTCTTTCAGGTTTAATTTTCATACCTCTCTCCTGTCTAGTAATCTCAATATTAGGTAACTGTTGAGCCCCCATAATACCTTTTTCAGGGTCTAATTTTAAATACACAAAATTATCACCGTACTTACATGTATTACGTGTCCACATAGGTAAGTTAGTATTAATATCTAATCTATTATTAAATAAATCCGCTAAAACTGATTTTATTCTTTTACTTTCAGAGTAAATTTGTAATATATATCCGTCTTCATCGGGTGTAGTAGACTCTTCAGAATAAATGTCTAAAGCTGCTGAAATTTCAGGAGTATACTCCATACTCTCATAGTCGTAAAAAGATGCTAAACGTGTGGGTTCATAATAAACCGCTTGGGTATATAAATTGTTTTCGATTTTTTGCCATTGCTGACCTAAATATAGTGTTTGTTGAGCTTGTAATTTCTCTCTTTCATATTCTTTTTTGTCGGTAGTTTTTAATATTTGTTTTTTATCAAAATTATAAACCGGGGCTTGTTGGTCTAAGGTAGAATCAGGTCCAAATACCTTAGTCAACCTTTGCCATATAGTAAAATTGTTATTATCAGCCATCTTTTTTTAAATAAATATAAACTTTACTTAATTTAATTAAAGGTTATCTACGATTACCTCCAAATAACCAACCGTAATCCTCATAATCTTTTTTAGTGTAACCATCAATTCGTCTATGGTGATTGTATTGATTAGCGGGCATTACAGGTAAACCTGGATTAAACTCTTTAGATGAATTTTTTACCGGAGTTTCATTAACTAACCAACTTTCCATCATAGCCTTTGTTTGGTCGGTCACCTTTTCAAGTTTCGTGAAAGAATTTTCACCTACATATATTGCCATTGCCATGGCCATGATAAGGTCGTCGTGTTGACCCTTAATATGGTCAGGCCTTCCATTTACATAGACAAAAGTATTTAGCTCGTTCATAAGACGTGTCGAACGAACAATAAAGTTATGTCTTAAAGCCTCCTCAAAAGAAGCCACAATTTGAACTCTTTTTGAGTTAAAGTTTAATCCCGGTATTTTCTCTATAGTTGATGGGTTGTACTTCCACTTATCAGCAACATTAGTACCTTCAACATATAAATCTTTATAGTTCATTTCTTGCAATTTTCTTGCGGTAGAAACCCCCATACCTCCAGTGATATCAATAACGACAAAGGCAGAATACATTGTCGCCCACTTAAATGCGACTTCAGCAGCGACATCAGGAGGTATTTTACCTAAATACTCTAAAACTTGTTCTCTCTCATCAAAATCTATAATACAAAAGGTTGTAAAGTCTTCACTATCACCACGAGATACATCAATACCCATAATATATTTGTGACCGACAACAGGTTCTTTCCACTGCCATAACGCACCACCCATAAATTTATTTTCTGGTTCCACAATAAAATTCTCCTTTATTTTTTCCACAGTATCACTAGGTATTACATTATCACCTGAACCCAAGAAATTACACTCTAATTCCTGAGCAATTTTACGTCTATCAAACTTAAGCTTTTTAGCCATACCTTCGAACCACGTAGAGTATGGCTTATATCCCTCAAGAAACTTAGATTTAATCTCTTCAAAATTTCTTTCCATAGGTGATATGTGACCATACTCTATAATAATCTCGTCATCATTGTAATCCTCCCTATTTAACATATAATGAACAATATCATTACATTTAATAAGTTTTAAATCTTTAGCGTACCGAGGGTCACGGTACCAAAACATTTCAGTAATTTTAAAGTCATTCATACCCCTTAAACACTGGTCGTAAATAGAGTAATATATTGGGTCAAATCCATTAGGGGTAGATATTACAATTACTTTACCTCCTGTAGATAGGGACGCCATACACGCAGACCAAAAGTCATTATCGGCTTCAATAAATGCCGCTTCGTCAAACACAAGAATGGTAGGGGTATATCCACGAAGTGCGTCTTTCGATGTTGCAACTGACTTTACTTCACACCCATTAGTTAATTTATAATGTCTTTGAGAGTTCTTTTCAATGGAGAAATCTACCCCAAACCATGAGGGCCATTGGTCCATGAAAGCTCTGATTTTACTTGCCATCTCAACAGATGTATCAAGTTTATTGGCTATGATAAGGATTTTTTCTGGTTTAGTTTTAGAAGCTGTAACTAATTTTTTAGATATCCATGCAGATGTTACAGTAGACACTCCAGCTTGTCTATATTTAAGGGCTATGTTTTCTTCAAAAGTATCATAATCATTTATTAGATATTCTTGGTCGGGAAATAATTTTAAAGGAACATATTTAGACTGAGTATTATCATAAGTCTGTAGATATGTTTTTAACGCATACGAGGTGTCTTTTACACACCTCGCATACTCCAATAATACCTTTTCTTTTGTTAACGCCATATAGACATTTTAAATAACTTTTATGTTAAGGAAATACCTAGGTCACCCAATAGGTCAGAAAGTCCATCATCGCTGTCATCATCATCATCAGTATACTGTGACATTGCGTCTTCATATTCATACCCCTTAAGTTCTTCAATAATTTCATTAACCATTTTTGAAACAATTTGTTTTCCTTCGTCTGAACCTGAAATAATTAAACGAGCTACTTCAAAAAACTCGTCTGTAGATAATGCGGAAAAACGAGAAAATAAATAATTTTGTATTTCTCTCATATCATCTTCATATATTTTATCAGGATACGAAGATTTAAATTTGTCCCAAATAACTGGACCTAATCTTAAATCCCATATTTCATATGGGAGTGTATCTGTTTGACCCATAACCATATCAGCGGCCTTAGGGTCGTCTGGTAACCCTGACGTACCTAATACCTCATAAACCCCTTTAATTAGTTCATGAACTAAAACAGGAAAGAATAGACCTTTAGCCTTAATAGTAGGTGGGTCTGTCGTATCATCAACTTCTTCAGAACCCTGTACTCCCTCACCACTTTCGGCTGCGGACATAATCATTTGGTCTGGCATTATCCAATAAAGTAAATCGTTAATAGACATTAGGACCCCATAAAGATTTAATAGTCTAGGGTTAATATTATTTAATTGTTCCTCAACAAGATGGAACATGTAATGACCTTTTTTTGAGGCTCCCTGTATTAATGAATTAATAAACCTTCTTTTAGATTTCTCTAAATCAAATTTTTCAAAAGCCACCATAAAGTTTTCTAAATCGTCTTCCGCCTCATCTGAACTAACTCCAAATTGTTGCTGAACTTCCTCATCATCAATCTCTTCTGGTTCAGAAATCATATTAGACGTATCTATTTGACCTGGCATTGATTGTAACTCTACGTCATATTGAAATGCATCATCAGGTAGTGATAATTCTTGTTTAACTAAGTCTACTGCTAATTGTTCTAAATAACCCTCATTATTTGATTCTATAGATTTCACTTCCTGTACTGCCTGCATTAACATCATTTGTAATTGCATAAATGCATTTTGTCCTGACACTTCTTCCATACCAGTGTAGTTTTTTACTCTATCAACCACTTCTTTAAATCTCGTAGAAGCTATTAATTCAGCAAAAGAATTATCAAACTCATCGTTCTCTTTACCTGGTAGGGCGGGATTATCAGAAATAGGGGTTTCACCACTAGAGATTTTCCTCTCGATTTCTCTATCCATTCTTTCAGGACCATCGTATTCGATTTGTTCTTTTACGGCCTTTCGTATTTTGTTAGTTAAATCACTCATCTCTAAATTTTATATTTAGGTTATTAAATTTTAAGAACTCAGGCACTCCTTTATCTTCACCCGCTTTAGGTTTTGGACTATGTTTTGGTTTGTAAGGATTACCCCTTTCAGGTTTAACACCTGGTTTAACCGTTGGCTCTGCCGGTTTTATTTCAGTACCCGCTTTAGGTTTTGGACTATGTTTTGGTTTGTACGGTGTACCTCTTTTAGGTTTTACCCCTGGCTTAACAGTAGGCTCTGCGGGTGCAATTTTAGGTTGTTCCGACAAAATATCTTTTTTAGTTAACATTTTACCTTGTGATTTCTTAATCAAAGATACAATACTTTCTTCAAGATGACTAATTTTTTCTTCCTTACTTTCTTTTTTAACGCAATTTGGAACTTTTTTACCAAACATAGTCTTCATACCTTTCTTCTCATAACCTTTCCAACACTTCGTACCTTTACTTGTCTCTTCAAACATACCTAAAGTTGTTAAAGTACCGATAGGTTTTTTCATTTTTTTCTTTGAGTTTCCGAATAACTCATCTATTACAACATCCTCGTCAATATCACCATAAAATTCTTCGTTAGCCATCATTTTTCTGTTATTATCAGAATCATCATCCATCCCATCAGGTGCCATATCATCGGAATCATGAGGCATTTCTTGTCCTGTGGCGGTTTGCATGGCTAATTTACCTAACGCATTAGTGTCATCTATTTCTTCTTCCATCTGCTGTGTTACAGTTACTGAACCATCATCGTTCGGTGTAACGGTACCATTAACGTTTATACCTCCGTTTTTATTTTTTATCTGCTGTACTTCAGACTTACTATATGTTGTTTTTTCTACTGTAGAAGTTTCCTCCTCATTAACAAGGTTTTTATAAATCTTATTAATATGATAATCGTTCATTTTCTTAATAGTATGATAAGAAAACCCTTCTTCTAATAGCCTTACTATTTTTTGTTCTTTATTCTTCATGTGTCACAAAACTTTTTTCATAAGAAAGGACAATATCTCTTTCATATAATTTATCTTCTACGGATTTTACTGTGTCTCCGTATCTAAAGACTAATCTTTTATAGTTACTATCGACTACAAACTCAGAATCAGATTTTTCCCATCCTAAAGATATAACATCCTCAACTGCGTCATAAACAGAAAAAAAGTCAGAGTTTTGAACTAACTCTAATTCAATATCTGAGTTTCTCA